TGCATAAATTCAGATGAATATACTGGATCATATTTAGCCCTTCTAAAGCACACGGATTCAGCATCTTGCGCACCTGTATACGAAGGATGCTCAAAATCTATATAGGCATTAGATTCAACAAACCACTCCTCAAGATTATCATAAAGACCATCAGATATAAACTCCTGAGTATTACTTTGACCTGTACTTGCAACCGTAATATCTATTTTTATTCTTGCTAATGGTTGAATCTTTAATTCTGTATTATGATCTTCATTTGATGTGCCTCTTACAACAACCTGACCTTGATATTGAATACTTGCGTTTGGATCTTGACCGTCAAATGTTTGAGGAGACGTACCATTCGTAGGTATAGCTCCACGATAATAACCTGATCCTAGCTGAAAATAATTTCTACTTATATCAGCTCTGTTAGATCTAAACATAATCTTCCACTTGTCACCTATGGTGTAGGATGAAGTCTGATTAAAGTTTATCGTGCACATCTGACCTGCTTGTGTTGATCCAATAGAGATAGCATTATAATAAAGAGGTATATCTCCATCTATGCTTTGTGTTTCCGCTTCCCAGTCGCTTGATCCATTTACATTTCTAGTGTACTTAAATGTTGTTGGGTTTATACCATCTATCTCTACAGAAACCCTTATATCTTTGCCAAATTGAGTCCAGTTGTTAGGGCCAGTAAACTCAGTTGCCGTTAAAGAGTTTAAATCGTTCTGACCATAGTATGGATGTGTGGTGTCCATGTAATCTATAGTACCATGTTCCATTGGTCTTATATTATAGCCAGGAAATGGGATAATATTACTCGTAGTAGATTGGGATACGTCATTATTTTCAAAAGTTTGAAGGTCAGAGTTTGAAAGCTCTGTATCATCATCTACCTTTATCTTGAAATATAATCCCGATTCAGCCCCAGATATATTATCAAAACCTTCAGACTTAAACTCAAACTCAAGTATCTTATATTTCTTGTTTGAGTATGTAGGACCTCCAGCCGTTGACTTAAATATAACGTACTGACCTACAGAAAACTTATCTCTGTCAAACTCATTTATTCTAAAATATCTATACACATCCTTCTCATAAAACCATAATGGAAATATGTTATAGTATTCCTTCTTTGCCTGCTTAACTACAAGCCTATAGTTTGTGGCCCAGGTTGGTGCAGTATTTTGTATTTGAACCTTTAGACTGTTACCCTTGTCAGACTCTGTTGATGGTATATATACAGAATTGCTGTTACTTATCAATGCGGTTGTCATACGTCCATAATCATCACCGTATATTATCCCAACCTCATAATCTCTGTCTGTCCTGAATGTACTCAAGGGAGTCCCTAAAGGTGTCAATGCGTCTATACTTGTGTATGTAACATTGAAGTTAACTGAATCTACATCTCTGAACTGTGTGTAGTTACCGTATATCAACCTGTTACCTATAATCTCCTGAGCCTGAGCAAGGAGTGGTACATTATCAAACAGCCTGGTTACCTGGTCAGATGGAAGAGGTGCATATATCTTATTATTACTAAATGTATAGCTAGATGTATTTATATTACCATTTATTATAAGATCATCCTTTACGATAGACTTAACGATCTTAACATTAAGACTTCTTGGATCGTATGCCAGTATCTGTACCTCTGTCACAAAACTATTACCAAGTTCAAAAACAATGTCACACTGATTGTATGTATTTATCATTGACTTGTTGTCTCCCGTAAATGGATCTATATTATAGTTTGATGGCTTGAATGCAACGCCTGAGTATGGAGACATTGAGCTGTACTCATTGTCTACGTATTTATACCTGTATGCGAAGTATAAAAATTTATCCTCCATACTATTAGAAAGAACATCTGAAGAGTTAGATGGGTATATAACTGGTGCCTTTAATGGCGGCCTTAGTATCACATCTATATCTATATCTATCCGAGAGTCATCTACAGAATATTGTTTAGCTCTAGCTATGTTTATTTTTCTAGGAGCATTAAGGTTATCTGTCCAAAACAGAAGTGCTCCTGACTCTGGCTTATTTCCTGGTATATAATTAACTCCAGTGATCAAATATTCCTGACTAAGATTTAACTGACTAGGGTTGCCTCCAGTCTTAGTACAAAGCAATACCTGTGTGGTAGTATTATCAATCTCATTATACTCAAATATGGCGTCATAGTTATCTGATGATATAAACCAGTATATGAGGTTAAGTGGCTCGTATGTTACCGCACCTATAACCCTAGAGTTCAATGTATTTATAGCTGGAACATATCCTGACAATAATGCCTGTATGTCTCCAATCTTAATATTACCTAACGAGTTGGAGATAGATCCTATATTAGATCCCTCAGACGTGTCTATACTTATGTTGAGTGCATCAGAATACTGACCTCCAGACAAAAGCCTTTGATCAAGATCCTTGTTCATCTTCCCTCCCAGGAATGTCTTCTTTAATTCCATACTTACTTAATCCATTTATCTCTACCTCTCAGGCTCATTAGAAGCCTAGATGGATGTAGATTACTTAGTCTAATCTTTGCATTTCTTAGAGTGGCTGTCTTCTCCTTACGAGCCCTCATGATAACATACTCCTGAACCCCTGTCTTGTTGTTTAGTAGAGCCCATTTTATGTAGTTATACATGTAATCCTCAGCCATTTTATTTATAGTGATCTTACTATCGTCCCCGTTCTCCATTCCGTCAGAGACGTACTCTAGAACTATATGCTTGTTCTCTATACCTGAAGAAAAATCTATAACACCAGAGGCCTTATTTATTGAAAACCTAGGGTTATTATTTGCATTCTCTGTGTCCATACCATAACGTCCACCCATTCTGTAACCAAAATACCAGTCACCGTTATAGTTATATCCGTCACACCCATTGTATGCACCACCTCCCATATAAAGACTTTTTTCCTGTCTTAGTATGTCTAGTCTAGAATCACCAGTAACAATCTCTCCATCTGCATCAAAAAGTATATCAAGGTTATTGTCCTGTAGATATCCAGTTGCAGATATTGGTTGCCTGTTCTCGGTCAATGGAAACAAAACGTTTCCACTAAGAACAGATATACGTACATAGTTTACGTAGTCAGGAGGCATTACCATCTTAAGTTGGTCTCCCATCTCCTGCTCTATAACCTTTATATTCCTTAATGCGTCATAATTAAGTTCCTGTATCGCTCTCTTTGCGTGAAATAGTATTGCGTACCTGTCTACATTATTTACAAGCTTATCGTTACCCACATACATAAGCATGAAGTTATTAACGATGTCAGCCAGCGAAACATACTGGTACTCTCCATGATTTAAATCTGTAGGTATGACACCTCCATTAGTATAGTATTGATAGTTCGTTATGTATGCCATGTTTATTGTTTTTGTTGTGCGTCCTGAAGTTCTTCAGACTTTGCAGCCTGAACAATGTCAGCTTCTCTTATTGATATTCCAGAGTACTGTAGTATCTTTATAACAAGGTTTGCAAAGTCACTCTTAGGAAGCTCAAAGTCTTGGTAGTCAGATGCAGATCCATCAAACATAGGATCAGTACCAGCTGTTAACTGAACATACGTCCAATTAGGATCTACTGGATACCTTACATATCCCATGGATACGTTTGATGTCACAGTGGTGGGATATACTATAAATCCTGTCTCATCCAATGTGTACACTGGGTATGCAACAGTAGGTGCCGTTAAGTTTGAATTTACAAGTTTTAGAGCCTTGTTCTGGCTTACCTTCTCAATATCTACAGAGTTGTTATATATAAGCTTATCTACAAAGTAATAGTCTGTAGGTGGCGTAAACTTTGACACCGTGTAGGTCAATGCAGTTAGCTTGTAAAAAGTGTCTATAACGTCCGCTATCTTTTTAGGTATATCTGAATACCCCTCGCCATGTAGCCTTGCGTTCTGCTTGACTATTGACATGCTGTATGAGTATATGTACTGCTCGAATATCTCAAGCTGTGCCTGCTTCGCAAACAGGTTGAACTCAAACGGGGTTATATATCCCCTGTTCTCCTTGCTGATTATAGACAGTACAGTATTTCTTACTTGATTGATCATCTATCTAGTTTTAACAAAGATAAATAAAAAAAGGCACTTCGATTAAAAAGTGCCTCCTTTAGAATTGTTACCTCTCTATTAAGAGAATACAGTCATTGCATAGTCTGTTACAACTACTCCAGCTGGAACAGTAACAGCCTCTATAGCATTAGTCCAGCTTGTTTCAGCAGCTGACTTAAGTGCCGCATTGATATTGTCAATGAAAGCCTGATTTGCTCCTGTACAAGTTAACTTGATGTGATGAGTAACAGTGCTTCCAAGATACAAACGAACTTCAGTAGCTCCTGTTAATTCTGCCATCATTCCAACACCTACTGGTGCCTGTAGTACGCCATCGTTAGACGTAGATATTGATAAATACTTTGCCATTGTTAAAAAATTTAATGGGTTAATAATACCACAAATATACTAATTCTCAGATATCTTTTCATCTAGGAACTTAAACAGCTCCAGTCCATCATTAGACTGAAGGTAGGATGATAATGTATACAACGGATCCTCTCCGAATGGTATCGTCATCAACTTCTTCTTGTTCTCCTTAAGATTATAAAATATCTCCTTCTTGTTGTTTCTGAATGAAAGATAGCCGTCAGATAAAGCTCTGGCCGCTATGTTATTCACACGTAGAGATGGATCGTTAACCGCCTCCATGAAGTCCTGAGGATATCTCTTAGAGTAAAGCATCATATCTCTCTTAACCTCAGCGACAGTCATAGATGAAACTCTTCCTCCTAGAAGGACATTCGCCACGGCTTCCATCGTAGTCCAGTCTAAATCCCTAGCTGCAACTTGAGCATCAAGCTCATTATACATGAAATCAACATCCTGTTGAGCATCTTTCTCTTCGTCAAACTCATAAAACTCTGCACCGTTATTAGGGTGGTAGTGTAAGAACTCCTGAAGTACTGGGTTTGTCTTTGGAACTCTTAATATTCCATCCTCAAAGACTATTGGCTCTAAAATAACATTGCTATCCTGCTCATCCTGAAATGGTGAGTTTGCGTTACGTGCGTATCGAAGAGGTCTATTCATGTTGTTCTCCTCGTCGTAGTAAAGCAGTCTGTTTCTTGGTGTATCTCTTGACGATATGAAGTACGCAAGAGGTTCTTTGTTTCCTTTTAATAGATATACTCTATCCTTAGGTTCGAGTATTGATTTTTTCTTTTTCATTTTATTTTAATTTAATTTTTACAATAAAAACCAGGGGCCGAAACCCCTGGTATATAAATAGTCCTGTATTATCCTTTGAACAATACGAAGTTATTAGCTCCCATAACACAAAGTGCTCTTTCTGACAAGAAGTTAACCTGCATCTTATCGATGTCGCTACTCATAGCTCCACCTGCAGAACCTGTCATCCAAGTTTTGTATCGACGATCCTCAGCCTCAGAAGCTCTGTAACGTACATGTAAGAATGGACGTTTAGCGTTCTTACCAAGAACTTGATCGTACACTGATGTAGTACCAGCTGGTACAAGTACACCATTAATAGCACCTCCTGTCAAACCTCCACGAAGCGTAGCATCGTTTAAGTATTTCCAGTCAGTCTTGTAAAACTCATAACCTCTCTTGAATCCAGAGAATCCAAGGTTAAGTGCCATCTCTTCAGAATTGTCAAACAATCCGTAAGATGTACCACCTGCTCCGTAAGAGTTTTGAGCTGCTAACATGTCGTCAATATCGAAAGAGAACTGACGGTTTAAGAACAATACGTTCTCAGCGATAGCACCCTGCTTGTCAAGACGTTGTACGATTGTATCAAAGTCTGCCAATGCAGCTGGGTTACCACCTGACCATACGTTACCTCTATTCTCGATAGTGTCAAACATACCCTCAGTACCTGCGTTTCCAGAATCTGCTCCAGCAACACCTACATTTGTGGATAAGAAAGCTTCAGCAGCAGATGTACCTTCTGCAGGAACACCTTCAACCATAGCCATCTCTAAGTAATCGTCAAATCGTAGACGAGTCTCATGCTCTGACTTCAAGTACCATAGGTATCCTGTAGCACCGTTCTCAGTTGTAACCTCAACCCATCCAACTTGAGCCATATCAGAT